AAAGTCAGCAACTGAAATAGTACCAGCTAAGTAGTCATCATCTCTACGTCCATCTTTAAGACCTAATGGTATTACTGTTTTAGCAGTATCAACAGTAGTTACTATTCTCTAACCTTTAATCCAACTTATAAAATTTAATATATCCATGTTATTTATTTTTTATTTTTATTTATCAATTAATTGTGTATAGTTCATAATATACATACAATGCACCATTCCAGTTATTAACTCCAGCTATTGCAGGATTTGCATTATAAAAATTAAAATCTAATCCAGTTGTAGCTCCTGTAGCAATTAAGTGTGGAATAGCATTGTCAGTTATAGTGTTTTTGTAATATACAGAATACTGTACATATATATTATCTCTATTGGCTAAAGTAAGATCTAAATCTAAATTATCAATTGTGAAAGATACTGAAGTAGCATAAGCTGGATTAGGAGTTAAAGGAGCAGATGATCCCATATTAAGAATATCAATAATACCACGAGGAGTATCTACTGTTACAGTACCAGTAATTGCCATGTCTAACTCATAATGTTTAGTATTACCAATATTACCTGATTGTACTGCATTATTTAATGTCATTGCTACTGTAAGATATTTGTCATCTCTTTTTGTTGACGGTGTACCTACAGCAATTAAAGATCCATCTGGAGGTGTAGTAGTTACACGCTTTGCTTTGATCCAGGAAATAAAATTTAAAATGTCCATGATTATTTTTTTTATATATATATACTATAATATACAAAATAATTATATAAAAAACAAAATCCCAGAAAATTAATCTGGGATTTCCTTACCTAGCTAGTCGAATAAATAGTCTAATACTGAGAATAATAGTTTAGCTAGTGCAATATATAAATAATATTTTAATCAGATATACTTTTTTAATTTTTTATTTCTAATTTTTTTTGCCTTATGTATACTCTTTCTAGCAGAGCTTCTTGTACTAACCATTTTATTTTTAACTCTCAGGTCTTCCTTGAATACAATCTTATTACGCATTGCCATATCATCATTGTGACTCCCTCCTTGATTATAGTTAGGACCAACTGATGCACATGAATACAATAATAATATCAAAAGCCATTTCATTTCTTTAACTCAGCTATTCTTCTTTTTAAATATACTTCAGCTTTTTCCAGATCCTCTAACTCTTTAGCAGCATCTTTCTTTCCAGCACGTGCCAGATACTTAATTACATTACCTAAGTAAAAATCTTTATCAAGTCCCCAAGCTTCAAGCACGTTGAATACTTCATATACATTTCCATTACCACCATAGTGTTCTGGTCTTAGTACAGGTTTAGGAGTTGTATACTTAAAAGAGTTTGGTAATGCATTATCATAATATCTATTCTTAGTTTTCTCATTATAAAGATCACAAAGTTTATTCATATCTACCATACTATTGCAATATCATATTCACTTACCATCAACTTAATACCTCCGTCAACTTCAATTGCTTCTGCATTCTTGATAGCATTAACACCAATGTAAACTACATCACCTGCTTCTAAAGTTTTAACTTCTTCACCAACTGCATACACTGTTAACTTGGTCCACTTCTTCATGTCCTCAGCATCCATGTGTGCTTTGTCAGCTTCACTTAATTCAATCACAGATTCTTTTCTTTCTGGCTGACTGATTAATACTCTACGTCCCTTAAGACTTTTAATTGCTTTACTCATAATATTATGTTTTAATTATCCAGTAAAGATAATAAATTTATTAAACAATTAAAGTTTAAACAAAAAAATAAGTCTAGAATTTTACATCTAGACTTACTCTGATAACCAATCAAAACAATAACCATTATAAATCGCAAAACAATAATGATATCACAAATATAAGTATTATTCAAATACCTTATACATCTTATTAAAAATTTTTTCTGGCATTAAAGTATATTCCCCGTACCAATCTTTTATAACATAGTCCCCCGGGGTTAACTTAAGATCACCATTATTAGTAGTAAGAAAAAAACTATCAAAATTTTTTCCATTATAATTAATGTGTCCTGTAAAATCCTTATCCCCGGAAATCTTAATAGCACATTCCTCTGTACCATCATACTGTATAGCCTCAATACTCTTAGGCCTTTCTCTATATAACTGCATAATAAATAATTTTTACAAAGATAATAATAAAAACAAAACCTCCAGATTACTCCAGAGGTTTCCTTACCTATCAAATTATGAAATGTTTTTTTACCAATACAAATATACAACAAAATCCCCAGACATGTGCCCAGGGATTTCCTTACCTAATGAAAGAATAAATTTTTAAAAAATTTATGATACATACAAATATAATAAACTATTTTAAATAAAAAAACCCCAGGTAGTAATTCTTGATCAGAGAAACTTTCCTGGGGGTAGTAAAGTTATAGACATTGTCCTTTCCCTTACTAAGAAGTCCAAACCTGGGACGCTGATCTTACGGGAAGCGTGTCTGGCACCTAATACAAATATAAAACAATTCCCCGGGAATACACCTTACCTATAATAAATAAATACGGAGATGGATTTATTATGTGTAGGAGGATGTAGTGGACCCTCCATAGCAAACCCCCCGCCCCTCAGCCCGGAGGTGGTACCCCCCATGCTTGCTCTGCAAGGCATTCCATTTTATAACTAATATTAATTAAAAATTATACACTATGAAATATTCTTTTCAATTCATAATGATGACCTTCATAGGTATCATTATGGGAGCTGCTGCTTATGAAGCATGGCTAGAGCACGCACCAACTGGATGTGCTGTGCTTAGTATGTTATCTTTTATCTTTGTATGGGGTGCTAGTATGGCCCCTGATTCAGAGAAGTATAGTGATGAGTACAATAAGAAACGTAAGGGCTTATAGCCTTTATGTTTTCTTTCTTCACCATTTTATAACTGTTATTGATATTAATTAAAACTATGTATTATGACTGAAGAAGAATTATATTACTACAACTATGTTATTGATATGGTTGAAGAAAGTGCATTACAACTTGAAAGTCAAGGTTTGTATAATGAAGATGATGACCTTCCTTGGTAGGAGGGTTATCTTTTTTTATTAATCCATTTTATAACTCATTATAAATTATAATACTATGTATAGATTAGAATACCGGAATAGTGTAGAACTCATAGAGAGTTATACATTTCCTTCTAAAGCATTATGCTTTTGGAAGAAGAAGATGCTTATGAGTAATGGATATACTCTAGGTAGTTTTAAAATAGTGTGTGTCAAATGATGCACACTATTTCCCCTTTGGGGACCATTTTATAACTAATAATAATTAAACTTAAAAATTATGGACACAGAAACAGTATTACAAATTATTGCTATGCTTGATACAAAGATTGCTAAACTGAGAGAAGAGTTTGATAATCCTTCCTTTAATGAATATGAATTAGGGTATTATTTACAAGGACAGATTGTTGGATTTAACTTCTTCAGAGATCACTTGCAAGAGTATATTGAAATTCAAGTATCACAAATAGAAGGGGTGTAATACCCTTTCTTTTTTATTCAGCTCTTAACTATTATTAATTAAACTTAAAGATTATGACTAAAGAATTAGAAACATTAAAAGTATCACTACAAAACAATATAGAAGATACTACTTACTGGTTAGAGAATGCACCAAGTGATGCTGATTTTCATTGGCATGAAGGTTATAGAACAGCATTAAAAGAAGTTCTAAAAGCTATTAATGATACAGAGGAGTAATCCTCTTTTTTTACCATTTTACAACTATTAATAATTTAAACTTATATATTATGAAAACAGAAATTTTTGAAATTGCTTATCCTAAATTAGGATTAAGTAATAGTTGTGTTACTTTTAACTCTACAAGAGAAACACAAACAATCTTAGCAACTCATTCCTATAGTATTACAGGTATTTGTATACTTACTCTAAACACAGGGGAAGTCAATACTTACAAGTTTACTTTCTCTTGTATAGGAGATGATGGAACTATTGATGTAGTAGCTGAACAGTTTTCTTTAGATAGAAAAGTTGTTAAGAGTTCTATTGTTAATTATGCTATTAATCTAATAACAAGTAAGGGGGAGTAACATCCCCTTTTTTTGACTGCGTCAGCCTATTCCATCTTATAACTATTATTGATTAGGGTTATTGGGGAATTATAGTTAACATTCATATTGTCTGATGTATCAGAAATGTTCTACCCCTTTACCTTAGTATTTTTTAATTAGTATTAAATTATATATTATGAAAAAAGTTTATTATATATTAAAAGATGTATATGGATATATGTCTTTTGAAGATTATAGAGATCTTAGATATGGTGTTACTAAGACTGCAATACTACAATGTAGTATCGAGTCATACTTTATATCTATTGAAGATATTAAAGAAGAAACTCTATCTGATCAATAGAGGCTTTGCTGTAGTAGCATTGCAGTAAACAGAGTTAGGATAACAACCTGAACAGTTACTTGGGCTCAAACTATGACTGAAGAGTTATTACAAAAAACTAATCCTGATAAGTAACTATCAGGTATTAAATACACAGGGCTTAGGCTTTGTGTATTTTTTTTGCTTGCAGCAGCCTTTTCCATTTTTTAACTGATATTGATATAAATTGTTTAACAACTAAAAATTAATTATTATGAGCACTTTTTCAAAAACACAAAACATTGCAGCATTCGCTGCAGCTAATGGAATTTCTAAATTGGATATTTTGAAAAATCCTAAAACAGGTTCTTTATTTGCTGTTGACAGCAAAGGTAATACACTGCGTATTGCTAAGGACATTACTGCGTTAACACCAGAGTTATCTGTATCATGGTTCTCACCTGAAGATGGTGATGCATCATACATGATACACAAAGCAGGTGTTGGTGCTGAGGTTGTATCTACATTGAGCTTTGCTCCTGTACCTGCATTCAATGAGTTCTAATAATATTCCTCTACCTTAATTGGTAGAGGTTTATTTTTTTATTCCTATTGTGTTTAAATGTATTACTGTGTGTGATGCACTGTGTATTTTTTTGGCTGCGCCAGCTTGAACCATTTTATAACTGATATTGATATGTATTGTTTAACTAAATAAATTAATGATTATGGCAACATTCACTAACACGGTCACTATTAATACCTTTGCATCTAAGCAGGGGTTGACCAAAATTGACATCCTGAAAAATCCAAAAACAGGTAAAAGATTTGGTAGTACAGATACTGGAGTTACATTACGTGTAGCTGATAACGTGGTCAACTTAAGTGATGACCTAAGTGTAAGCTGGTTTAGCCCTGAAGACGGGGACGCTAGCTGGATGCTACACAAAACTGGACAAGGTGCTGAGTTGTTAAGCTCTTTGAGTTTTGCTCCTGCTAAAACTTTAGCACAAGATTTCTAGAGTTGTAAGTAATATGCCTGTACCTTAATTGGTATGGGTATATTATTTTCTATTATGTACTCAGTCAGGTGCATTAGGTTATAATTAGTATATATCATTAACTGTCAGATTGATTATTAATGGTACTATGATGGTCAAGTTAATTATATGTTGCAGGATTATCAGCACATATATACTTAGTCAGATGCATTAAGTATAAGTTGACAGTCATATG